GGGTGTTCGATGTTGTTAGTGACAAAGCGTCACCAACCAAGTCACTACTAGATATAGTAAGTGATGCTGTTGTTACTGCCATAATTTTGTTTTTTGTTTGTTATTATTTATTTACTCGTTATTCGTGAAGCAATATATGCTCCAAAGTCATTGTAGTCACCACGCTTGGTACTATCATTATATCTGAACTAGTCGCGGCTCCCATAGCAGCACTAGAAACTACCGAGGTAGCATCTGAACCACCACCTTGCACTATAACCATATCAGCTGTGGCCGTTACAACTGTACCCGCATCCACAGAGTGTCTAGCTGTAAAGGTAACCGCGGCGCTTGATACCGTTGTTGTCCAATTCGGAAAGTGCTCAGCATCAATCTGAGCCGCTATATTTGCCACTGTGGTATCAGCCGCTGTAACCAAAACCCCATCAAATTCCCAAGTTTCACCTGCCACCCAAGTACCACCTATAGTTGCTATAAAAGTTTCTTTTGTCCCAGCCGTAGCGGTCCAAGGAAAAAATGCCCAATCACCAGCGTATAACCTACCCATCTCTTCTTGATCAATAAATACCGTGAAAAACTCAGCGGCAGTTGTTGACATATTTTTTAAGTATATTTTATTAGCACCACCAGTAAGAGCGTCATCTGAGCGATAAAGCACTTTAGATTGGATTGGGTCATTAAGGAATGTTGTTCTAGCTAAACCAGTTGTTTTTGATAAACCCGTAGCGGAACCCGCTGTACTAAGAGTGCTCGCTACTGAGAAAGCAAGGTTGCTCGTGAGCATATCAGCAGATGCTAATGTTAGAGTCGCTGTTGTTGTTGCCATGTTTTAGTGTTTTATTAATTTTTTCTCTACCGTACCATCATCATAGATGTAAAAGAGTAGTTTATTTTTTGTTTCTTTTATTGGTCTACCAAGCACGTCCGTGATTGATAGTAATTTCTTTTCTTCTTTAACCCTACTTAATAATGGTCCAATGTAAGTTCCATCACAATAATTGTAGGTTAACTGGCAAATGTCATCCCACTCGTTGTCACAACAATAATCGTCTACTGAAATTACCCAAGCGTAGCAAGGGTCGTTTAACCAATAGGGATTACCCGGACCAGTAGCACAGTTAGCATCATAATAGCAGTTATTATTATTAACATTAGCGCTATCAGAGTAGTTGTAGGCGTTAGGATCCATGCAACCCATAATGATAGTAATACACGAGTTGTTTTCTGTATTAGCCAGTGAATCATAATTGAGGGCAGTTGAGTCCATACAACCGTACGCAAATTCAATACAGCTAAAGTCCTCAGTGTTCGACGAAGGATCGTAGTTAAGCATTGAGGGATCTGTACAGCCGAATAAAAAAGGAGTACAGCTATTATTGTCAGCATTCGCTAGTGGGTTATAGTTAAACATTGTTGAATCGATACATCCAAATACATAAGGATCGCAGTCGTTAGTATTGGTATTACATGTATCACAATAATTAAACATTGTTGGGTCAGTGCATCCATATATAAGCGGTACACAAGTATCAGGAGTATTTGCTAGAACATTAAAGTTAAAAGCTAATGACTCCATACATCCTAAGATCACAGGTATACACCCACCGTTATCTATATTTGCAAGCGAATCGTAATTAAATTGAGTGGTATCAATACAACCCCAAATAGCTGGAGTGGTACAACTCCCATCATCGAAGTCAGCTACAAACCCCTGTGAGTAAAACTCTAAGTAAGAAGAGTTGATACAACCAGGCGTATAATAACAAGTGCTATCGCTAGTGTTTGCTAATGAATCATAATTTAACGCTAGTGGATCTAAACACCCAAGCACTTTATCTATACAGGTATTACCACAATAAGTTATAGCACTATAATTAAACAGTGGTTGAATAAATGGAGGTGAAACCTCTTTTATTATATCACCTATAGGATTTGTTAGTTTGAAACCACAGTGAGCAGTTGTCAGTTGAGCTTGTTGTGTTATAAAGAATTTAAAGCTAACCACCTCAGGCGCATTTAAACTTATAGTAAAGTCTTGTGAAAAGCCAGATGTTAATATGAATACATTTGTGTCAATGCCCTGTATAACCTCTAAATAAGAACCCACCCAACCGTCACCCAGTAGGTCATATAGAGTCAAAGTATAATCGCAGTTAGGTATTAGAGACATCCTGTTTGCTAGTGAATTATAGTTGAACATGGTAGAATCTACACAACCCAATACTATTAAATCCAAACAACTTCCGTCATCTAGATTTGCTGTTGGATTGAATTGTAGGTATAAGGAATCCATACAACCGAGAACTGGAGGGCAACTATCTGATATAAATACATGGGTGGTATCGTGTCCAAAATTTATAGAGTCGTTCCAAACCAAAGTATCGTTACATTGTAGTAGGTAATACGAACCATCATTTCCTCCCCATAAAGATCCTGCCATCCCATCACCATAAGCATCTTTCATTACAAGGTTTAACTCTCCTTGTGGTAAGCACATCGGTATATTGAAAGAGTGGTAGTTACCCAAGTAACCATAAGGACCACCCGACCCCAATATAGCTCCACTAGTATCCGTTATTTCCCAAGATGTTTCCATTGGAAATTGATCTAGGTTTATATGTAACGAAGATGGAACACAATTCTGACTAAATAATAGTGTAGGTAGTAATAATAATAATAGTATTAGTTTCTTCATTAAAAATCGCTCATTAGTATGTTATCTATTTCTTCTTGTACATCTTCTAGCTTTGCTAGCATTTTAAAACTAAGATCGGCTTGAAACCTAGCAACTTCAAACCCATCTTTAAATATGATGATAGTCGGTATAACCGCTATCTTATGTCTTTTCTGCATCTTTGGACTTGTCATTATATCTATATAGCTAACAGTCTCGCAATCACTAAGGTCTTGAATCCAATCCACAGCGTTAGCCTCGTTCCATTGAGCATTGAATTGAGATACAGATATTTGCCCTGAAGCTTTATTTGAAAATAATATACAGACAAGTACTAGTATGTACATCCCGAATATTTTCCAAGTAGCTGTAGGCTTTTCCATTATCTTAACGCATCTATTTTATTCTCCATTCTTATTAATCTTTCTTTCAACTCTAGGACATCCTCTTGAGTTGTAAGGATCGTTTGACGTATCATCTGATCTTTCATATCGAACTCCATACGACTGACGTCTGATGCCACTGGGGCTGGTAGGGTCCTTGCTTCTGCGATATCAGCCTGTAGCATAAACCACATACTAATCACGGTGGCCATAGCTGCTCCAATACCCACGAGGGTTTTTATACTTACCTGGAAGCCTGAGTTTTCGTTTAGTTCTTTTGTCACGCTAGCTGTTATTTCAATTTAGTAAAATCACCCGTATAAGAACCTTTCTTTCCTTGTTTTTTTGTTGGCTGATCAGCTTTGGCACTTGTAGCCATCATCATTCCAGCTACGCCTAAAGCTTTGCCACCTACTAATTTACCAGCTTTCTTCGCAAATTGTTTAGCTGTGTTTTTAAACACTTTAGTTGTTCTACCCAAAATTGAAGCAGGTTTTTTAGCTACCTTAGCGAGCTTACCAGCTTTGCTAGTTCCAGTTGTATTAAAGTTTTTTGGCAGGGTTGTTTTTGCTGCTGCTTTAGCTGACTTAGTAGTTTTATAACCAGGGGTGGTGGATTTTCCCCCCTTAGCGTTAAAGTTTTTTGCTTTTTTAATTTCAGCTCGTTTGATAGCGTGTTCAGCTTCCTTCATTTCATTTAATATCATCCCGCCTGGTTTTACCGCTGGTTTTTGAGTATACTTTTTTCCCTGTTTTACTGGAGAGGATCCCATCATTTTGAAAGGTCCGCCCGAAGGTTGTTTATATGCCATGTTGTTTTTTAAAATATTACGTAGTTAATTCCTAATTTAAAGTCATACCAAGTTCTGTTCCAGTATTTATTGTATTTCCCCTCGAGAAAATATCCAAATGATTTGCTATGCTTAATTCCATATATAAGTCCCATTGAGTAATCCACCCATTGTTTACCCTCGTATTTGTGATAAGAGTAATCACTACCCTCGTCGAGATGATAAGGCATGAAACTTCCCCAAACGTGAGACCAGCTTTTCTTTCTGTATTTATAGTAGTCAAACCCTAAGACAACAGAGTGCTGCAGAGTTTGTTTTAATTCGTTTCTTTTTCTTTCAGAGTAATCAGATAATACTTCTGGTATAACTAATACCTCCCAAACCTCTGGACTTGTAGCGACTAGCGTTCCATCTGGAGCGAAGTACTCGCTGCTATACACATCCACATTATAACCTTCTTGTAGTGCTAAATAAGTATAATGAATATCTCCATTGTCTAACAACCATTCCTCTAAAGGATCATATCCATACGGTTCAGCAAGTCTTTGGGCAATTCCTAGATTCCAAGATAAGTTTTTATTTATCTTCATTCTAAACCTTTCCGATGCTTCAAAGTATTTTATATCCGCAAAACCATTCTCTAGATACTCTAACTTAAGTGCGAAGAAGTTTATACATATCTTACTATCACAACCGTCATCAGAGCTATATCTAACGAAATGATGTTGATCTAGATAACTTTCGCCTTCTTGTCTTGTGTAATTTATTTCAAACAAATATTCAACTCCTTTGGATTTCCCCACAATGGCCGCATCACTGTAGTTTGACTCTGTTCCATCGTAAAATGTTTGGGCTTTATTTTCGTAGCCGAATCTAGCTATTTTACGTAGACCTATAGCGAAGTTGTAATCGAAAGGAGTTGATATTGTCTGTGTTGTTAGTCCATTGTTTACAGAGTAAACATCTATGTCAGAAAGCGATGTACCACCATTTACAGCAGCGTAAAACGTAGAGAACTTAAAAAGCTTCTTAACACTCTCTTTACTAAGCGATTGAGCTGTTACTAGGTTTGATACTAGCAAAAGCAATATTATTAATCTTTTCACCATCTTTATATTATCACTTAATTTGTTCATTTTTTACCTAATCGTGGTAGTAACAAAAACCGCTTTTCGCAGACGTTTGCATCCCACATCTTTTACCACCCTTCTTGATCTTTTTACACTGGGATTTTTTACCAGTAGAATTTTGAGTAGCTTTTTCATGCACGGTACAGAATGATTTACCTTCCACTATAACATTCCCGCATCTACTACCGCTTTTACCCACAGCAGAACAAACTCCATCTTTTTTACTTTTCTTTTTGTTCTCCTTGATAATAGCTACGTTTTCCTTTGCTTTCTCTTTCTTCTTCTCTTCTTTTTTTACTTTAGCTCTTTTTTTTGTAGCAACTTTCTTCTCTTCTTTCACCTCTGTCTTGATAGCTTCAATATCTGGATCCTTTATACCTAAGTCCCAAGTGTTTTGCCCTAATACCATAGCAACACGTTGCCACCATTCGTGACTTGAATCCATAGCGTTATCTAACTGTAGCATAATATTAGATATTCTACCTAGAGGCGCATTTGTTGCTCCCTCAATAACGTTGCCAATTCCAGACCAAGCAGGATTATCCAAAGACAATCCTCTTTTTTCAAACACTCCTCTATTGAACTCCTCAGTCTGTATAGACGAATAAATCTTACGTAATTTAGATCCTATAGGTGGTGAGAACGACAGTAGGGTTAATATAGTATAAGTGTGGTCAGAGTTAAATCCCTTTTCTCTTTGCTCAAGGTATTCCATTATAGTATTCTTAACGGTACCAATAGCTTTCCCACCATAACCAATACCAGTTAACCAAGAGTCAACCATTTGGTTTAATATTCTCTCTTTCTTCCCATCAAACTCTTCTTCGTCATCTTCTCCTAGTGAAGCGTATATAGCGGATTGTAAAGCTCCAAATATTATACTTTGAACAACTCCGTAATAAACAATCTTAGATACATGTGTCTTGTAATCACCTCTACCATTAACCAGGTCTCTAGTCGCTTTATTCATTACTCTCGCATACTGCATTGGAGTATTTTGAAACGAAAGAATCAATCTACCAAGTGGCGATGCTTGTTGTTGAGATATCATATCAGGTCTAGCTGATTGCTGAGATACTTCTGTTGTTTCTCTGAAATCTAAAAATGCTTGTGACTCAGCTTGTTCTTGAGACATTCCTCCTTTAACATACTTCTTAACTCTATTTCTATAAAATGGAGCTCCACCAATTGATATAGCAAAACTATCCGCTAATTGAGTTGGTGTAAATCCTTTTTTAAGTAAGTAATTCAAAGCTGCTTTAGCTTTATTCTCAGCACCAGCAACAGCTGCTGAAAGCTCAGCTTCATTTATACCCCTTTGATTACCTGATCTCCTTTGTTTTAAGTAGGGAGAATTCCATATCATCGAGAAGTCAGTCCAGAATTGTTTTTGATTCCCAAATGCCGCAGCTGCTTTCAGTGGGTTATTGTCAGTCCAGTTAATGTAATTTGTAGCTGAAATTGTCTGAAGAGTTGCAGATCGCATGTTAAGGAACATAATAGCTCCAACTGAGTTATTAACCCAATTCATATACGTATTCACTAATCTACCACCACCGGCAGGTCTGTTCTTACCAGTCCTCATTCGGTATAATATGTCTTCTAAAGCCTCTCTAAATTTACTACCATATATAGCTTCGATTTTATTTAAGTTCTCCTTAGAAAACACCTGATCAGCGTTCTGCTGCCACTCAGCCAAGAAATCAGCTCTAACATCACCAATCGCTCCATCGCTTAGTAGATCGGAGGTTATATTTTCAGCCAACCAGTAATCACCAGGTTTAGAGTAACCACTTTCTTTTTTAGATATTAAACCAATGCTATCTGCGTAAGCTTGTAGGTTAGGACTAGCTTCAACATGCTCTACCAGTGCTTTTAAATCTCTTTTTGATAAACCAGGTACTTCAAAACCAGCTTTATTCCAAAGATAAACTCTAGCAGCTTGGTCATTAGTAAATTCTAATCCTTTAATTTTTTTATTTATTATCTTTTTTACGTCAGGAAATGCTTTTTGCAAATTAGCATAATCATCAGCAGCAGCTTGTCTTGATGAATTAATCTCGTCTATACCTCTAGCAAATGGATCTATTAAGGCTTTTTTAAAGAAAGCCATGTCTTGCTCTCCTTTCTTACCTTTACCTAAGAAGTTGTACAGTAAACCTACAAAATCTTGAGCTGAAGGAGGAATTATACTTTTGTACTTAGACTTATGACCTCTAATTTTAGCCTGAGCATCTGAGAATACTTTTTTAGACTCAATACCAGTTGTTTGCTCAATTATGTTATTGAAATTTTCGTTCATTTCTTTACTAAACTTAACCCTAGCTTGCTGAACTTTAGATTTTACATCGAATTGATTCAGCATGTTCTTCACAGCTGTTACGTTCTGCAAGGCATCATCAGCAAAGTAGAAGTCGTTATAACCATCACCAACTTTCTCAGCTATCCAATTAGCTTTTGATTCAGCAGTTGAATTTGCTAACCCAGTGATGTTCTTTAAAGGGATGTTCAACCCATTAGCTTGTAAGAAAGCAAATATAGCCGGTGCAGCCTCCGCTGGTCTAGCCGTTAACACAAACATGTTCTCGGGACCAAACTTCCCTTGTAATTTCATTGCCTTTTGAAATAACGGAGCTATCTTACCATCAACAACTTTATTAAACTCTGAGAAATCCCACTTGTAACCTAACTCAGTTAATTCTTGGTATGTGCTAGCATATTGCTCTGCATTTAAGGTGCCTGTAGTTCCATCTAGCTTGGTAAATCTTATTAAAGATTTGCTTGTCGCCAGTGTGTCATCAAAATCTAGAACCGTAATACCTTTGGCTGGATTAATAGCTCTAGAGAACATAACAGCATCGCTCTGTGTTTTTTTCTGCACAACCTTAGGCGCTAGTATATCTGTGGCTTTGACAAAGGCTACCGAGGGCAAAAGTGCTTTTCCAGTGTGAACATCCACCAAAGGTCTTAGTCTTCCGCCACTATTCTCTTTCGTTTTACTGTTGAAGGTTCTTATCCAAGAAGGCATCTCCAAAGTTTGCCCTAAGTATAGTGATTCACCAAGTTTAGATTCCGTGATGACATCATCCATTGTGTTTGGAATTATCTGTATAGTGTAGTTCTTAAGAAAATCCTTAATATCAAGTATACCTTTTCCATTTATCTTAGCATCCCATATGTTCAAAAGAACAGCAACTCTAGGCTGCATATGCTCGTACTTCAGTTGTTTACCGGGATTGGTAAAATCATAAGCATTGTCTGATGTGTACTGTACTTTCGCTGCTCTAGCCAAGACAGCATCCATATTCGATAATAATGCCGCTGACACCATGACTAAATCAACATTGTCAATCTGGCCACTATTGTATAGTTCTGCATAAAAACTAGTAGCCTCATCTAGCAGCTCTTGTGCAGCGTCCTCAGCTTTACCACGGGCATCAAGCTTAGTGCTGTCTTTAGCATCATTCAAAGCACTTTGGCTACTCTGGGCTGATGTAACAACTTCTAGTTTTATAGGTTTCCCATTATAAGTTATACTGTTTTTATCTAACGCTGTTTTACCATCCGTACTTGTCTTTGTTTTAAACTTAATACCAGGTATAGAGCCTAGCGTTGCAGCTAAGAATTCAGTGTTACCTGGTAGTGGTTGCTTTCTATCCAAATGAGTGTTCTTACTTGACGAGGCTAAATGGCCTTTCATCATCAAGATTTTAGCTATAGATTTACCGGGGTTTTTAGGATTAAAAAGCTTGTTACTCAAAACACTAGTTGTTGCAATAAAATTCAAAACCCTCAACGGGTCTCTAAAAGCATCAGCAGCGGTGATATCACTATTAAAAAATTCTTTTACCTTAGACAACTGCCTGTTATTAGTTTCTAATAACTTAACGGTAAGTTTTATTGGATTGTTTACTATAGGGTCTTTCAGCTTTCTCATCACCTTGTGTAGTGCAACCGCCAACTCTTCAATCTTCCCACTAATCTCAGGTACATCTCCGTACACGTTTTCTAAACCTATCTTTATACTCTCTACACTTCTATCCAAGACGTTCTCATTAGAGAATGCAGATATATCGTCCCAGAATAAAACCCTACCTTCTAAACTTAAAGACCTGTCAATAGCGCCAATAGCTTGTTCTTCTTTACTAAACATCACCTTAGCTTTTCCATCAGCTATATGCCCTAACGCTTGTATTGGTTGCCCTTGATCTATTAGTTCTTGTCTAACCGCTTGGTTGGTCATCATTTTACCAGTTTGATTAGCTAACGCTAGTACTCTAGACGATGTGTTTCTATCCGTACGAACCGGCACACCATCGATAATCCCAAACACCTCTAAGAAATCTTTCTTGCTTATATTGTCATTTTTAACTTGTACAGCTAAACCAGCTTTCGTACCAGTCTTTTCCATCTTAGCTCTACCAGTTTTAGTGTAAAACGGTTTCAACAAAGTATTGGGAACTCCAGTGGCAGTACCACCTGTTGTAGCTCCTTCTGGTAGCATGGCTAATAATACGTCTGAGTTTTTACTAATAAACATTTGTGCGGATTGTAACTCCCCCTTTGTTATGTTGGCTCCACTAACAAGCTTCTTAGGCGATATACCAAACATTTCCCCTGTAATTTCTGGAGTTTGATCCTTTAAAGTTTTAAAGCTTAAGTTTTCAATGTCCAACCCTGGTAACATTTGTTTTATAGCCCCGTCAACCTTATTTTTAACGCCTAGCCTATCTGATAGTATCGTTTTCTTTTTCTCGCGTTTAGTTGTAACCTCCACTTCAACTTCTTCCGCGGCTATATCTACTCTCTCATCTACATCATCCATAAACTCCTCGCCTAATACTCTTCTAGATGCTTCAATTGCTCTGGACGGTAGATATTTGTTTATGTAAGCTGCTAATGGTACTCCAGAATCTGGATCGTACTTAGATATTAAATCTAATATACCTCTCTCACCAATTTCAATTTCACTCATCAAGAGTTCTCTATCGAAATTAGGGGCCTCTCTACGTTTTTCAGTTATCCTACTAACTATAGGTTTAAACTCTTCTATTATCTCGTATGCACCAGCCTCTCCTTTCTCCTCATATATACTTTGCACTCTATCGGAAGCCTCTTTAGAGAAGTAGATTCCCCTACCACCTGGCGCGAAGTCATCAACCTGTTTCTTGAAATCCGCAACCCCTTCCTTTAGTTTACCACCAATTTTAGCGCCTTTCTTGATTATTCTAAGTTGCTGTTTGTCGAATGCTTTTCCAGTGGCTATTGATTTATTATAATCTCTCACAAAATTAAATACATCTCTACCATTTTTAAAATCAGCTCGCACGCCCATAGCTACCAAAACTTTTGAAATTGCGTCACCTATTCTAGTAAACAACGTTTCGTTGTATTGTAAGTCTCCACTAGCTAATGCATCTGATAACAATGTTAGAGTTTCCTCTCCAGCTACTAGTGAATCTTGTACTCGACTGCCTTGCAGCGCTTTTTCAGCAACCTTATATTCTTGAGAATCCTTGTCTTCAATTGACTCTAGCTCTGCCCATTTCCTTAGAGTTTGTTCTCCCACTTGGTATCCCTTTAATCTAGCCCTAAGTTTACTATCTCTAAATTGGTTTGGATCTAAGTTTTGCAACACAGATTCAAGAGCACTACCTAGTGCGATAGCTGTCTCTGGGTTTTGCCTCATGGTTGTTTGTAAAACCTTATGGAAGAATTCATGCCCAGCAACATTTATAGCCCCTTTTGAAAGCGCAAAGTTTTTATTGATAATTATCCTTTGACCCTTACCTTTATCTGGCGTTATGAAACCGTGGGTTCCTTCGAAACCTTTGATAAGGTCATCTCTTTCCTTCTTTAACTCTTCTATCTTAGATATTATTTGTTCGTTACCCTTACGATTAGCCTCACTCTGCACTACTCCTTGGGTTCCTTTCATCCTGAACTCTAATTGGTTTTCTAATTCAGCTATCTCAGTAGCGAATTCAATCTCCAATTCTTCAGCTGCCTCGCTAGTCGAGCTAGCTTCAACAACAGACAATTCATCTCCATATAATTTATTAGCTCTTTTTACAACCTCCTTAACGTTCTCTTTGTATACCTTTAATTTCTTTTTAGCTTCAATCCTCTTAACGTAAGGGTCTACTATAGTTTTTATTCGGGCTTTGTTGTTGTCAATGCGTTGCTGTAATTTTTTAACCTCTTCTACTCTAACATCCTCATCAACGTCTTGATCAAAGGCAACTAAATCTCTTTGTTGTTGCTGTTGTTCTAACTGTAATTCAAGAGCCTCTAGCTCTTTCATAGTTTTAGCAGATTGCTCTGGAGTGGTATTTCTTTTTATTTGATCTGCTACTTCTAGCTCTGTAGCAGTTATCTTGTCTTGTATCGCTTTGCTAGTACCAGATTCAGACTTAACCAAACCTTCAAACCCGAATGAATCAGTTATATCACTTATCTCATCATACGCAGCGAAATCATTGTTGATTTCTATATCAGTGTTAGCCGTTAACAAACCTGCATCTCTTAGTCTTTCAACTTCTTTTTTCTGAGCTTCTCTAGTGTCATATCTCTTGTGGTCCACGAAGTAACTAGATTGCTTGTTTCCCTTCATCGCATTGTAACCCATGTTACCACCAGCAAAGACAAACCCAGTAGCTGACATCGATATAGCTAGTTCCTTGTAGAAATCCAAATCCATCCCAGCACCAAACTCCTGACCATTGATAAGATTCTGCATCGGAGTGTTTATAATTTCCTCAGCCATCTCCCCGATAACCCCGTTGTAACCTATTTTTTTGGTTAAAAAGCTACTAACCGCTTCAGATTTATCCATACCCATCTTTCGCATATATCTACCGATAGCTATCCGCTTCATCCACTCAGGATCACCAAATATCTTTTTTCTCATATATTTACTGACTCCAGGTAGTTTTTCACCTAAACCCTCTGAGATATATTCTGTCCACGTAGATCCAAATCCCCTCGCAAAAGCCGTATCCCAACTCTGCCCTGAGTTTTCATCAACCATAGCCACTAAGCCGGTGCCCTCGTCACTAAGCATTAGTCCCATCTCACTAGTCATATTCTGATATGTCTGATCCATGAACCTCTGGGGACTCGCAACTGTTCTAGCTAGATTGCCCATTAAATACCCAAATGTCTTAGAAGTTCCCTCAGCAACATTAATAGCTGTTTGCCCCGAGATCTGTAATGCCTTGGGAAATAAGAACGCTCGCGAGGCGGTTGTTGTTGCCTTACCCACGACACCAGCTAACCCAGAAGTAGCTACCATCTCACCCATAAAAGGCAGCATATCAGCAGTCATTCCACCAGCGTTGTAAGCATTAGACATCTCCTCTACTTTAGCCCCTGTTTCATTCTTCATAGCCATTATAGATATTAGAGTCTTCTCTTCCTCTGTTCTATCCTTAGGGTCTTTATCTGTAATCTTTTTAATAGTATAACTATCTCCAGTACTAATGATACCACTTACGAAAGGTAAATACTCGTGACCTTGTTTGCTAGTTAATCCCCTCCAAAAATTAACCATACCACTATTGTCCATCTTTTCTGGAGAGTTAATAATTTTATCCAAGTATCTCTCAACTTGATTGTAGTTTTTAAAACTTGGATCTTTTTTACCCAAACTTTCAATAGCAAGCCTCCTTAGGTATTTTACCTCTTCTTTGGCTGTCCGCAAAGGAGATTCTTTATAGTTAGGCCTAATCTTTTCAATCTCTAAATCAATAGCGTCATTGATTATACCAAGTTGATCCTGGGCAACTCCTTTCATCATGAATTGGGAAAACCTACCTTCTTTGTCTTTATCTAGTTTAGAGTAATTTATACTCCAAAACTCTTTTTCAGCATTAGCTAGCTCGGTGTCACTCATATCGTCGTCGAGTTGTTCGCTTAGTGCATTCCATTGTTTTGTTAGTGCTAGTCTTTTATCACTAATGCTCATGTTGGCGAAGCCGCCATTATCCAGAACCTGACTTATCTCCTCGAACTTAGCTGCTGAAATCAAATTTGGCTCTGGCTTCCATGTGTTAAAGAATTCCTGTTGAATAGCTTTTATTGCGTTATCTGCATTATTCGAAATCTTCTCCGCAGCCTTTCCAAAATCACTCTCAGGATCTTCCTGCTCCTCTTTATATATTTTATTTAGATATGCGCTAGCCTCTTCGTTAACCTCATCATATTTGGCTTGCATACCACCTAAACTACTATTCAGTAGATTGTTTAAGTAAGTGTTAGCCTCCTCATTTACCTTGTCATACTTCACTTGCATCCCACTTAAATGACCATTTAAACGCCTGTTGAGCTCAGTATTCAGCTCTTCTTGACTCTTGTGATCCCACAACCCAGCATTTATTTCTTTTTGAAATTGACCCCTAACTTCTGGGGATTTTTCCTCTATTATAGCTTTTTGCTCTTTCTCTAAAGCATCATATTGGGGTTGAAAATGCTTAGTTGTTTGTTTTTTAGCGCCAGGTGTCGCTTTCTCAATAATAGAATCTTGCTCTATTTTCAAAGCATCATATTGAGGTTGGAAAAATTCTGTTGTTTCGGTTTGAGCTCCTGGTAAAAAAGCGTCAATAGCAGCTTGTAGCTCGTCATTCCCCTTCACTCTTTCGTTAGTATATATACCTAGTGCTACTTCTTGAAAGTCTTCGTATGACTCGTCCTTTACAAAGCTACCATAATCAGCAGCTGTAAAGTCGGTTTCCTCCCCAACGTTTGTCGTTAGAGTTCTGTCTGATTTTCCTCCCCCTTGTTCCGCTTGTAATACGATATTACTCTTATCATCTTTGGAGCCCATACTCAAAGATTTTGATCTAATTTCGTCCGAGCGCTTCTTTAAGTCGTGTAGAAACTTCATCTGCTCATACATCACTTTTTCTTCCTGTGTAGCTTCTCCACCCTCTGCGTTGCGGTAGGGATTAGTAGACCTTTTGCCATCAACACTTGGAAGAACCCCTGAATGGTACCTCACCCCACCTATCTCTGTGTACGGAGTATAACCACCCTTTACAGTTGGTTCTGTTCTGATAAAAAAAGCTTCATCTGACTCCGGTGCTCCCTCCCCATCGACTTCCTTGTATTTTCCTATAGTCTTATCGTGGTAAGCGTTTAATGTTTTATTTACATCTTGTCCCCCAACAAAATCAAGGTACTCTCTATAACCGGACGAGTGATCGGCATTGTCAGTCCACGAAGTTTGTAGCCTAACCTTAATGCTTTTACCGTCGCTTTTTCTCTTCAGCTTCACGACATCGTCACCAGGTACGGCTTGTTTTATTTCATACTCATTACTGTGAAGTTTTTTTAGCTTATCCACCATTGACTTCTCGCCGCCCTCGTTGGACTGCCATTGGTTGAAACCTAGAACACTTGATTTCTCGCCCGCGACTCCAACTTCTTCTAAAAACCCTCCAGTGTAAAGCTCGTCGTCCTCCACCCCAGTGTGTTCACTCTCTTCTACCTCTAGCTTATTACTTGGTATAACCGTAGAATCTCCCTCCCCATTGGATGCCGTATCTTCTACCTTCACAGGGGCAACCACCTGTGTTAGGTCCCCCTTTACTTCTTCAGTAGGATTATTTGCTAAATAAAGTTTTTCAACCTCATCAAATCTATCAGCACTATATTTAACCTCTTTACCTAAGTCCGTTAGCTCCTTGTTCTCAGCCTTCATACCCTCAATGATTCTAAGTAATTCCTCGTTCATATTTAACTAAATTTTTTAATTATTTCCTCAGCTGACAATTCAGGCTCTCTTTCTTTTAACGACTCTCTCTTTGCGAACTCTGCATCATGCATTCCTAACACTGTATCAACAAACCCATCGTTGAAATCAACACCCGTTTTATTTAGGTTATAAAGTTCTTCGTACTCTTTGGATTTTTTAAATTCAGGTGTAATTTCTTTTCCGGTTTGATTTGAAATGAACACATCGATTAACTCTGGATGCTGATACATGTAATCCTTAACAGCGGTTTTACCGTCTTTACCTCTAACTAATTTGTTTAAGTCTTTTTCTAACGTAGGTCTAGTGACGTTGTTATACTCAGCAACACTTATAGCGCTTTGGCCATGTGCTAGCTCAAGAGTTGCTGCAATTCCTTCGTTAACAAGATCCTCTAGATCAAAGTTATAATTACCACCAGTATCTATAGTATCCCATGTACTTCCCGCATACATTAACCTTGGTGTACCACTCTCGTCTTCTACTATCTGTCCTTCATCTGCAAGTGTTCCATTAGCGAAGTTATGGAAGTTAGTAGTTTGCTCATTCGTATTTGAATTAGCGTGAGTTTCATTAACCTCTGTGTCTAATAGTTCTTTCCTTTTCGCGGCAGCTCCTTCAAGATCACTATTCAATTGAATTAATCCTTTTTCGATATTATTTATTCCGTCAATAGCCTCACTATAACCCTCAGCCCCAGAACCCAAAGCAACAACTTTACCAAACTCAGCTAGTTCCTTCTTTTTTAAAGGCAAATATTGAGTTAGTTGATTATTAATCGACTCGGAAAATTTAGTTATCGTGGTTCCGTTAGGGTTTTGATTTATTAAATCCTGTGTTTTTTGAGCAGCATCTCGTATAGGTGAATTTTTTACTTCTTCATCCACTATATTAGACGTACTAAAACCATAACCACCCACTTGTTTATTCGACATATTATTATTATTTTTAAGCGATTTTATCTATGAAAGCTTTGGTATCGTCTCCACCAAAAGCCGATAAGCCACCCATTACTCCAGAAGCGACTCCACCTAGCATTTGACTAAGACCACCCGCTTTTTGAGCCTGAGCCGCTGCAACAGCCTCATTGGTTGCTGATAATTCTCCGGAAGCTAACCCCATTAAACCCTCTTGTTTTTGATATTGTAAACCTCTAGCCGCATCAGCTCCACCTAATCTCAACCCTTCCGCCGTAGCTTCACCTTGTCTCTCCTGTAATTGGATTTGTCCAGCTGCCTGTGCTGAAAGAGCTTGGTTTTGAGATTCTTGTTGTCCGATAGACGCAGATGCTTGTCTAGCCGCATTCTGACCTTGATTAGCCATTGCTTGTGCTAAACTAGCAATACCAGATCCTCCAGCTGCACCCTGCATACCCTGCATTATGTTAGCTCTATTTTGATTTCCTTGTTCCGCCTCGAACTGAGCTTGTTGTTGGTTAACTGTTAAATCCTCCATAGTGTTCTCCATATTAGAATATTGGTTCTGAACACCAGCATATATATTACTAGTATCTAGAGCACCATAAGCTTTCTTCTGCTTTTGCATCTCTGCTCTAGCTTTTTCTTGCTCTCTTTTAGCGGCTTTAGCGGCTTTGTTACCGCCTATCATATTTACAACCCCACCGACTACCCCAAGAGCTGCTCCGAGAAATCTCGCAGGACTTACTTTTCTACCTATTGCCATATTTTCTTTATTTGTTATTTATAGTCACAGTTTATGCGTTTTTTTTACTTTAACTAGCGGTTAGGAACCGCTCGATATCAAAATACAAAGTTGTATCCACTATTGGCATATTTGTTATATGTATTTTACCCTCTACCAATATCTCTGTACTAAAACCGTCAAAATATAAAGTAGCCCCATCCTCCAATGTCTGCACACTACTAACCACTATATTAGCCGCTCCAGTTGCAGTAGATTTGCTAACCACTGTAGGATTTGCCAATGTTGGGTTTATACCAGCGCTACGGACTGTTTGTCCAACTATGACCTTCGTAGCATCTGTAACTGCTATTGTTGTACTAGCACTACTTGCCGCTGTTGTAGTTGTTGATACTTGTGTTGAAGTTAATGTAACACCGCTCACTTTAACCCCCATACCAGTAGCGTCTTCAATTCCACTAGCACCACGTGCTATTATAACCACCCCAGAGTCAGATTTTAAAGCATCAGCTTGTTTTGTACCAAAAGTTAGGTTACCCGCTCTAGCTGTCACCCTACCATTACGATCAATTACCGTTGCAACATTACCAACATCATCAACCCCACTAATAAAGATATCTTTCTCAGTGTAGTCCTTGAAGTCTGTATAATATTTATTTCCTTTATCTATCCTCTGCAAGGTTTTGTTAACCCTATAATCACTAATTATAGCAGGTGTAGTTGTATTTGCACCGGTACTGGATCTTGATGGGTCTAATTCCATTCCACCAGCTATATTAGCTATATTTGTCACAGGCCATCTATAGTAGGTCGAACCACTAACGTCTTCACCTTCTATAGCTGAAGCAGCTGCCCCAAAAGTAACGGTGTTAACAGCACATAAATCCTCCACTGTTGGCAGTCTCAATACCCCAAAACCCCTACCCGCAACGGAAGATATAGTAATAGAGAATGGATAAGTTCCAGAAGATTGTGAAACCACATCAATAGCTTGGCTACCCGTTGTAGAAGCTATATTAGGTGTAGTTCCTTGAAATGGCGTGGTAAAAGTCACTGTGACTCCATCGCCAACAGTATCACTAGCACTCATCTCAATCTCATATATGTTATCTCCGTCTGGATTTATCTTAGTAACCAAAACTCCAAGAGCAGCTAGAATTCCAGTACAGCTTATTAAATCTCCAATCCTAACAACATTAGAATCTGTCGCATTTTGATCTAATATCATCCTGTTACTACTAACAGCTCCATTTGTAGTGCCAGTTGAAGCATAGTTTTGAGATGCCGCGAATGTTGAGATACCAAGGGATTTTATCACATCTTGATATATAACTCTAGTTATAATATTACTATTCGAGCCTGTAGACATGTTTTGATTTACACTACCATCTTCATTCCGTACCTCATCAAAATCAATGTGCCTAGTTCTTATGTTGTCCACGGTTTCCGCATGAACATTTATAGTGAAAGTTTTGAGAGATGATTGCTGCGGGAAGACTATATTAGTACTATAGTTACCACTAACCCCTTGTACGTTTGTTTGTTTGTAACTAGCTGCCGTCCATGTTTGTGTTTTAAAATTGTAATAACTAGCCCTGTCACCCTCATAAACCTCTACACTAAACACAAAACCTCTATCACCAGTGATCAATACTCTTTTTGTTCCCCCGGTTGGGTTAATATCCCCACTGTCGACAACAACACTCTTTATCTTCTTTTCTATATAACCATAAACAGCAATGTGGTCAGCGCTATTCATCAGCTCACCATTAGGCATGTAGTGGAATCCATCAGGAGCATCAACTCCATCTTTTGTTTTTATAAACTCCTCACCTTTGTATGCCATAATTATTTGCTATTTATTATTACCTCACTTCCAACACTAAAAATCTCTGCTTTTTCCTTTGAATTGTTCACAAACCTAGCTTTTGCATAATAACCTATTAAGTCACCCATTGACTGGTTATACTTTGAGAACATAAGAAAATCACCAACCATAGGAGCATAGTAGCCGATACCCGCTTCGTCGACAAAAAGTGTCGTAACATCACCCAAAATATCAATACGTCTTAGTATTCCAACCACACCACTTAGGTTAGTTTGAGCATAACTTCCTGGGCTAATGCTGTTAGATACCTTGCTTTGCTCTCGATCCTCAGCCCCGTCCTGCATAGAAGTACTCTTCGCATATATGAGATCACCAACCTGCAACGAAACATTTAAGTTTGTTATGTTATTTAATGTTATTGTTATCATCTATTTTTTATATTATCAGTACTTACATTATTCCCGCACTAACTACAGCTGTTCGCTCCACTTCACACCCCCAAACCCCCGTTGCATTATCATACCATTCAAAGGTTGCTGTTAAAGTATAAGGCAATGTCGCTCCGTGGCCAACTACAAAGGTATGGAGAAATTGATTGATTGATTGGTTATAATAACCATCAGTAACATCTACTGTTCCACCAGCATATGGTGCCCAGGGATGACTTGCTCCAACACCTTTCGATAGGAAATCGTTACCGTCAGGCATAATTATCGTCATTCTCCATGCATCATATGATCCTAGGGTTATCCCCCAATTCAAGTCTCCAAGACTATCTACGTTGAGAAAAGATGTACCATCACAAGTTGCAGGTAATATACAACTTCCGTCATCAGACATGGCAAGTGGGTCATAGTTTAAAGCGTCAGGATCTGTACATCCACTAATGTTCGGACCACTAAATGCGCAAGATCCATCATCAATCGTTGCGAGTGGATTGTAGTTTACAGCCTCGGAATTCGTACACCCAGCTACACCCACGCCAACAACATCACTCACACTTCCAATACCTTGGAATGTAAAATCACCCGCATCAACACTTGTTCTTGGATCAACCAATTTATTTATACCATTAAACCATTTACCTTCTTTTTCGAGGAACTCATTTATAGATCCCTCCTCTTTGTTAGTTACAATGGACTCTACGCTCCAACCTTTCTTCTCGTATAGGTTATAATATTCTTGGTCACTATAATCAGTGTCTGGTTGTAGGGGTATAACCATATCTGGTTCATAAGTGAATTTCTCTACAAAAGCTTGACTTCCCTCATAATTTAAAGTGTTAAACACTTTAACTGCACCGGGGTTATCATTCAAAACCACTTCTAGCGAAGATGGTTCAAATGTACCGTAAAAAGTATTTCTTTCTTCCTTGTCGCTATAGTGTAAGAATAGATTTCCTTGATGGAAAGTGTAGTAATCGTTAGCTAAACTCACGGCCAACTGCATACTGTTGAAGGATTTGAAACTCACCCAACCCCCTACTTTTTCACTAAATGACAATAAGCTAGGTTCAGTTGCTGATTGAATTGTAACCCCAGCGAGTAGAGGGATATCCATGAACCCACCATTAATATCACTGTTAGGTACAACACCAGTTTGCAAGAATGATGTTGGTGTGACACCAGTTGTTTGGCCTTCAATGTCATTAGATATGTTGACACGCACATAAAACTGAGCAAAGCCACCCGTGTATTGAACATCTATTCCATTTTCAATGCTGGTTATCGTTGTATTTTGGGGGAGTAAGCTTTCATTTGTAAGCGTATTAATAAGCGTAACAGTATCTCCAACACCCACATCACTACTAAATGATAGTTTGCTCCACTGACTCTCGCTAAACCATAAGCTCCTTTGAGACGGCGTTGTTAGTATGAGACTAGTTTGATTAGGTAAAGCTTTTTGAAGCTTTCCAGTTATTTTTGTTGTGGCTGTAAAGTAATTGTGGTTCGTTAGTAAAATATTATACTCATCGTTCCTATCATCATAACTCCCTATTAGCTTGTTATTTAATTTTAGGTTGTCCCTAAACCAGTCTTTCATGCCATGATCTGATATAGGTGTCAAGCCATCCTTAGACAACCTCATTACAGCTCCCCTCGCTTTGTCAGTGAAGTAGGCTCTATAAGATTCCGCTGCGAATGACTCTGGATTTGTAGATATACCATACTCTCCTGAGAATGGAATTGTCTGTCCAAGAACCCTATTTGTAGCTATCATCTGAGGCTTTCCATCAGCATTATACAAAGCATCTTTATCAGCCGTTACCTTTAATATCTTATCTTCACAAAGAACAACTAGATCGGAGTCTCTAGAATGTAGTTTTTGGATACTACCATATATTGGATTAAGATCTTTAGTTATTTTTTCTCCAGCTATAAATTGATTCAAATTATTCACCCCAGAGGTGGAGTTATATATACCAGAATATATCAAACCATACTTCCTGTGTTCTTCTTTGTATTCCTGCTCTAATGTTGTTGAGGCTTTTACCCCATTAGATATATATGGTAGATTAAAATTATCTCTAATCCTATTAGATTCAACGCCATTACCAAAGGAGTAGCAGTTATGCCATGGTAGTGTGAATTTTTTGTTAACTAAATTCAAATCAACGGTTACTCCCCACTTATTGATACCTTGGGGCGTTATGCTGGTGATTGGCGTTCGTACATTTAAACCATCCACCCTTTCAAAAAACCCATCAATTGGAAGGGAAGCTGATGCGGCAGGACCAAGGGTTGGGTCTTCCGTGTTCATGACAATTATTTTATCCCCACTGTAACCAACAACGACAAAAATTCTTAGGTTTAAAGCCAAGAGCCAGAGCTTAGTTCCAATTGGGAAGGCGCTTGATATAGTATCTTCATTAGATACCATTGGAAAAGCCCCTGATGCCTCGTAGTATATATCTAACTCTGTTGACTCTTTTGGTTCTGTTTCCCAAATAGCTGGGTTTTCCGATAACACTTCTGTTGGCTGTATTTCACTCACGAACTCCAACGTATATCCAACCGCGCAAATCGCACCATATGGATTATCACCACTCTTCCTAGATATAGTATTGATATTAAATTCAGAATTATCGCTATAACCATTCATACCAACTTGCTTAAAGGTCAATGTACCCCCTATGATTGGTGGCCCAACATTGTTATTTGTTCCCGTTCCACCTAAATCATTATGATCATTTTGCACAAGTGGTTGTGAGTAACCACCAAGTAACAACTCAAAATGACCAGCAGGCAGTTTGTTTATTTCCCTAACACACCAAGTAACGCTACTAGGAGTATAAGTGCCACCAGCTCTATCAAAACTAGTCAAAGCCATACCCTCATGCAGAGTTACATTAACGTTATTAACAGCCACTGTTATGCCCTGAACGTATACCTTTAAATCCATGGCACTAGGCCCACTGCAAACCGGACCTGTAGCGGTAGCACCACTAGCGCCACCCTCTCCGACACAATCCAACTCCAATGTTTCCCCATTGATTATAACTCCGGGATCCATAGGATTCCACTCTAGAGCGGGTTTAATGCTATTGATCTTATAATTTTTAGTTAAATTAAAGCTCAACCCCTCAGCCATGCTACGTAAGTCTCCGTTGGCCTGATGAGAATTCTCACTCCTGAAAGAAGACAAATCATCGTTATTGACAAGTGGTCCAATCATAGGTGTTAGAGTTGGTCCATCACTATGCCTCATTATGTTACCACCCGCAACAGTTCCGTCGATGGTATATGGCATCCTATCTTTATCTTTATCCTCTTTCCATCTGAACTGAAAACCAGTATTTATATTCCTCACAAAACTAGTGGTTAAAGTATCTACGTACCTTGGGTTTGAGTTAGCTAAATTAGTATCCCAATTCCCAACATTCCAAAAACCATCAATATCACTCACTCCATCCCAGTCCTTTGATGTTATACCACCAAACCCAAGCCTCATATTCCACTTGTTGTTGATAGTTGAGTTTTGTATTCCTAAATTAATTGAACCTGGGTAAGCTCCATTTTGGCTGTTCCACTCAAGCTTTGCAATAGAAGTATTTGGAGTACCCTCAAATGGACCAGCATCTATAAACCAAACCTCCGTGTCCCTAGCAGCCGCTTCATCTGATTTATATCCAAACCTATTTTCCCTGTACGCGGACTCATTAGATAAAGGTAATCCAGGTGCTTTTTGCCACATAGATGTTGTGCCTTTGCTACCTTGGTCAATCCATCCAAATGCTCTTTTAGTGGTTTGTGTAGGGTTAGCGTGGTACCCAAACTCCTCGTTCCATTCTGGCACGTCCCGCCAATACAACCCCTTGTACCCGACATGGGTTGAATTATCAACATTTACACCACTGCTAGTTCCCCCCTTTTTTAAATGTACTAAAGCTCTAACATCAAGTGTGTTATTAAGCACGTCAACTACTTGTGATGGCTGTATGAGCCCTATACCTAAATTTGGTAACATCGCAACTTGTGAGGCACCATAATCTTCATTTACTGAGGCTGATCCGTTTATTGTATATTCTTTCTCCCTATATCTCCTAAAATACAATGCGTTAGCCGAAAACTCATCAACAGCATAGTAGCCATATTGCTTCTGCCCGTGAGCTTGGTTATTATCATCTTGTGGACGCCAAGAAGTGTATATATTACTACGCGTTTCTCCGCGCGTTCTAGTTAGAAAGCGAGTTAAATCAGATGTGTGTTTAGCTACTAGATTGGAATCCATAGAGTACACTTTTTTAGAACCAGTAACCCTCATTCCCCCACCAACCGTGGTTGTCTCTATATTATTCCTGAAGACCTCATCAAAATAAATCTTGACAAAAAATCTACCGTCGAATCTATCTAGATTCTCGGTTTTATATCTATATATATTAACAGTCGCACCAGCTTCAATCATACTAGGAGCAGCCCCAGTGCTGTCATCTGATATGAAATTAACATCCGCTCCCAACTGTTCGTCAAGCTCTATACTAATCACATCAGTTGTGCTCATCGGGGCAGTAGTGTCTACCCATGAATTAGTAGCGGAATTTATCTTGTATCTAGCGGAGATCTCATCCGTTCCAAGTTTGGAAAATTCAATCCACAATTCGTCTTCGGTTATAGCTATATCTTGTCCAGACGTACCGTGGAACGCAGGGTAGTTCATTTTAAAACTTTTCACCCCCACAAATGGCGCATCCTGGGTATTAAATATATTCGTTTGTTGAGTACTAGTCGAATGGTTCTTGGAAAATGTCTTTCTTTTTGTAGTCTTTATAAAGTCAGGAGCCTCATTTTCAATAGCTAGTACTTTATATCTAGCAGCTTCTGTAACTAAAGTATCTTGATCTGATCCTTTTTTTAAGATTAGAAACGTATCAATGTCTATTTTGTTCCTATCACTTGACGGGAATGCTAGCCAAATATTACCATCACCCGCGCTGTACCAGCGATCCATAGCCATGTTATAGTATTCAGAGCTCGTTTCTTTAACAAAAAACTTAAAATGAGTGAGTGCTTGTGGGTAGTCGTCAGAATTAAACTGCACGTCAAACCTATTAGCTTGAGCCGCTTCTTTCTTTTCGACCCGAGTTGTAGTTGTAGTATTGGATAGTACAGGTGTCTCCCTACCATACTCATCTAAAAACACTACGCCAAGTTGGTATTCTCTTAGCGATTTAATTGATTTAAAAGTACTAGTAGTCACATTGGTACTTGGATCTAAAAGATTAATAACACTGAGTAGTTCGTTAGAAACACCAACGCTGAAATTAGGTATATATTTCTTACCCCCTTTGGATATTAAATCGTAGTTTTGAGTATAATTAGCGTAAACTATCCTATTCCCTGTTATGTCTTGTGCTAAAGCTTTTTTAGGTACGTTATCCCACGGTCTTAACAATTGATTAGATGGTACTATGTTACTAACGACCTCTCTCTCAATAACAAAAGAACTCTGTGGTAGACTGGGGTTAAGACTAGAGGAAATCATGCTATCCCATAAATTATTACCTACAGAACTATAGTCGTCTGGCCTAATGGTGTCTACGACATATATACTTGGTGACGCATCGTCTTTAAACAAAATATCTACAGCCACGACATCACTTGGAGTGTCTTTTGTTATAATGTTAAGTAACTCCACTTTACTTAACTTATTTGTCATTCCTATATTATAACCTTTTCTAGGGTGATAATCAAATGACCCAGGTGAAAATGCTACCTGTGTGAAGGGCGCAAAAGTAGAATATTCTCCATCTTCAAATTTATATCTATAAGAAAATCTAGGAAACTTAAATTCAAACAACTTCTCTGTTTCATCAAACAAATCCACAACGTATCTTCTTGTATCGTTTGGCTCTGCTTGTTCTGGAAAACCATCGAGAGTTGTTATTTTTATCTTCAATATCCCATTAGCGTGGGCTTCAGTCACTACTCCCTTCATAACGAAATCAGTCAAGGGCAATCCAGGCGCAGTATCATCTTCGTCATAAGCCTGTAAGACAACTTTTGTATTTAAAGGTAAACTAGATAAAGCAGTTGAAGTGCCAAACCACCCAGTTAATCCGGTTATTAGCGAGGTGGAGAGATCAACGTCATTACCCGCTCCATCCAACCCCTTATTTATCTTTAAAAAGAATTCATTACTACCCTCTTCTGTTGAAACCGTTGAAAAATCATTCCAATCCCAACTTACACCCCAATTTGGAAAATCATTATCAACATGATTGACATCTTGAGAAGAAGATATATCTATAACAGCTGTATATATTTTACCTAACTCCCTAGAGGTGTGAAGTTTAATGTCAGGGGCTATTTGTGGTCCTTTTTTTATAACAGTTATATGTTTTTCTTTCATCTCTGAAAGAGCCCCTGTCGAAGTGTTTAGAAGTCGAGTTTGGTTGTCTAGTAAAGTACCATCAATACAGCGTTGTATATTTATCTTCCTAGGTTCATTGATATTATCCGTCCAGAATAACATACCATCAATAACATTTATACCAGTAACCACCATGTTAGGCGTGAACTTTAAAACATTCTTTTTATAATCAATAAGTACAAGTTTGTGATTAACCCCATTATATGAAAATATATAATCAGCTAACGGCGACCACACTAAATAGTACATAGTGTTAATTTTTTCATCAGAAACAGCGCCAACAACAATAGCGTCTCCAGTCAGGGCTGCTTTTTCTCTTAAAATGCCCTTCAAGCTTCTCAACTCATTACCTAAAATATTCTGAGCCGTACCAACATCAGATCCCTCCGAAGTAGCTACCTGTACGTTCATTGCATCTCTATATTCTCCATTAGGAACAAGTCTCTCGTCGAGATCCTTATTCATCTTCCCCTTCATGAAATTATGCTTGATTTCTGGCATGTACTAGTGTTTTATTTGTTTCGATTTACCTCTTAAAATTTGAGTGAGTTCTTCTAATTTAAGATTTGATAATCTTAGTTTAGCGGTTCTAATTGCAGCGAATCTCTCTTTTTTAAACCTAAGAACTTGGTATTCTGGGACGTTAGCTTTCCCAGCTAAAATAGCATGTGATATCCACTTATACATTGCTTCTTCAGCAAACTTATGAACTTGCATCTCTCCATCCGTACCAAGACTATCGCTTATGTAATCTAAGATCACAGTTTTCCCAGAGATATTAGAACTAAAATGGATTTTACCAGACTGATTGTCTAAGTAAAACGATCCATTTGATTGGGCATGTTGAGGGTCAAGCCCATACCTACTACCGTCCAACGGCCAGTAAGTACCGTCTTGATAATCGTTTTGATTTTCAGTTGGAGTTCCAGATTTGTAATTAGACCAATTCGTAGAGTTTTCTCCCTCACCTACTCTCACCACTCTTATGTTATCGATCACTCCATCGAAAGTAGTATCATTCCATAGTTTAATGCTCCCCGTGTTATTTGATCCCTGTAACCATTCGACAGAGTGGGTACCAACTATAGTTTCGTTAATAAGATTAACATTGTTATCAGTGGGGTCAGAATTTAATGTGCTAGCAATAGTAGTGTGATTGGCTAGTATAAATTGTCCCCCAGTCGATGCAACAACGATGTCATACGTTATTTTATACGTTCTTCCCTCTATAATATCAGGGGCCACTATACTCATGTATCCTGCAGTAGTGTTACCTTGGACTACATCTTTATGCGTGTTAAGGTTACCCACAGCTGTAGTCACTACTACATCTCCAATAGTCCATGCCGCGGTATCCACAGTCCAACCCGTGTTGTTATTAAAATCACCATTAGCAATTAAGTTGGTAGAAGATATTAATCCACCATCTTGATCAAAAACATAATCATTATTGGAATCTTGACTTATAGGAAGTGGATTTGAAGTTTTGCTCGCTGGGTGGAGTAAGTGTTTTATTCCAGCGGAATCTACCCAACTAATCTTAGTGTAGTTAACATAGTCTCGTGGTAACACCATTTGGAGTGACGATGGGAGTGTAATTTCCTGTGATTTGCAGGATTTCAATGTATCGAATGATAGTTCAGCCAGAGCTCTTTGAGCATGGAAAGCTACATCCACTCTCTTTGCTTTAGGTATTATCTTATCTTCACCAACATAGACCAACATAAATTGATTTATAATATCTTTCAGGGAAACAAACTGATAGTTCCCTAAATCGTTTCCATCGTAATACTCTTGCGGAGTGTTGTTCAATAATCCCATTTATTTTTATTGTTTTTCTTGTTGAATTTGTGTTTGCTCTAAAGCTTGACCAACTTGAACTACTTCTTGTGCTTTTAAGTTTACGCCAGCAAGTTTCAGTATTTTATATACTAATTCAGTCTCTTCAGAAGAGTGGAGTTTAAAATCTACAGATATATTATCATTATATAAGGGTTTGTCGTTAATAACAACATATGCCCATTGAACGTTTGGCGGCCTCATAATATAATTAACACTCATGTCAGGGTGTAGCCCAGCTATAGCATTTGCTGGAGTAGCATCTAATGGATTTGGATTACCCGCGATACTAACCCTAATCCCAAGATTGGTCAACCTGGCTATAGGTCTCTCAAGTGTTGGAGATGTTAATGGTGATCGTATTGCTGCATTAAAATCTTTTCTATTTAACATTTCAACAGCGTGTGTACCAACTTCAAACTCCCCCATTCTATAGATTTCGTTCCAAGGGACGTCTAAAGAATCTCCACCCAAAGGCATGTTTGTATCCATCCAAGCATTATCACGGGTCACCTCAAACTCCCCAACTTTCTCATACAGGACTGTTAGCATATCAGAGTGTTCCTGTGTGTTACCCGCCACTCTATTAAATTGATTTATATCATAAAAATATTGTTCAAATATTTCCATTTGAGCGTGGTTAGCTAGTAAGTTAAATTCTTGAGGTGTTATGTAGCCTCTCTGCTCTTTGTTAGCTAAGACTAATACTCTCTGATATACTGTATCTATACTTACTGCCATAATTTCTTTTTAGTTTTGTAGTTTACGATCGCCCCGAAGAGCGACCGCATCTACAGTTAGATTAATTTAATCTTTTTTCAATATTGGAGTAAATCTCCATTCCTTCGTCAGTCTTAAACCAAGCAGCTAAAGCTGAATAAGGGTGCTCGTCAAATGGTACATTTACTAGTTTTCTATCATTAGAAGCCCAAGTAAATGTTCTTTGGTCAGACGATAGTTTTAATATACCCCTTTCAGTTGCCTTGATACCAAAGTTTCTAAGTACAACATTCTCATCATTTACTAACTCTAAGAACAAAGCTGGGTTTCTCTTAGCATATAATAGTAAATCTCTTTTGAGCTCCTTAGAACTCATGTTTGATACCTTAGATCCTATCTCGACACGCATAACAGCTTCCGCCATATCGATATCTAGATTTTGGGCGGCATTTAAAGCTGCGATTTCCATTTCTATAACTTCAACTTCATCAGCCGCTATAGCTTGAGGCTTATGTTCTACGAACAATCTACCCTTGTGAGGATGATATATCGATAGTAGTTTCTGTAAAACTGTTTTGTTTTTAGGAACGAATAAAGAACCATTTTTGAATATAATGTGTTCTAGCCTTTGGTCTCCTTTCATTTCATCAACAAATGAAGTTCTTTGGTTAGAGGTATGCTTCAACTCTCTTTCATACCCTAGCTCCTCATCAAAATAATGTATATTACTACCTCTTATTAGGTAGGTTAACGGGGATTTCCTCCCAGTTAAATAATACATTCTATCCTTGATTTCCCAAGCGTCTTTCTTTGGTTTTGGAATTTCCACAACCGGTTTTGTAATCTTTGGTTCCATAACTACAGTATCTTCAAAAAAGTCTGTAATTACTTCTTCCATTGTTTCGATTTGAGGTTCTACCTCAACTTTCTCTGTTTTTTTAGCTTTTTTAGCCATAATATAATATAATAATAATTAATAAAAATAAAAGGACCGAGGCCGAAGCCCCGGTTCTTTAAATATAAATAGTGCTTAGTTCATTAACATGAAATTGTTAGCACCTTGAGTAACTAAACATCTTTCTGATAAGTAATGTACTTGCATAGAATCAACACCAGAAGTTAAAGCTCCAACAGAACCAGTAACCCAAGTTTTTAATTTTCTACTTTCCATTTCAGAAGCTCTGTAACGTACGTGTAAGAAAGGACGTTTCATGTTCTTCCCTAATTGCTCGTCATAAACAGAAGATACACCAGCTGGAACGACAACACCTCTAATAGCGTTAACTGTATCGTTTAAACCACCTCTTGTTCCTTTGTCATTTAAGTATTTGAAATCAGACTTGTAGAAGTCGTAAGAACCTCTTCTGAAACCAGAGAAACCTAAGTTTAAAGCCATATCTTCAGAATTATCAAATACTCCGTAAGAAGTACCTCCAGCTCCGTAAGAATTCATAGAAGCTAACATGTCATCGATTGCTAGAGAAGTTCCTCTATCAACAAACATCATATTTTCTTCAATTGCTCCATTTTGATCGAATACCGCTAACATAGCATCAAACTCAGCTAAATCAGTCGCAGCATTAACACCAGTAACACCAGTAGTTTGGTGACCTCTAGTAGTAATAGCCTGGAATAAACCTTGCGTACCATCTTGTAAAGCACCACCATCAGTACCACCAATTGCACCAGCATCAGCATGAGCAGTCTCAGCCTCTAACATAGTCATTTCTAAATAATCAGAGAAACGAGCTCTAGTATCACCTTCAGCTTTTAAGTACCATAAGAATCCGTTTTGTCCTTCTTCACCTGAAACTTCAACCCATCCAATAGAAGTTGCATCAGATCCAGAAACCTCATAGTAATCTCTCATAATCAAATGCTTATTAGAGTGAGATTTGAATTGTGGAGCGTTTGCAGTTGTTCTTGCAACAGATCCTTTTTCAAACTCAGAACCAATAACTAATAATCTAGTATCGCCAGCAGCAACAGTCGTAGAGTTCAAAGCATCAGCAGAAACCATATGGTCATCAGCATAAGCTAAAACTGTAACGTCATCACTAGATACAGCTGATACGTAACCCTTAGCTGTAGCTGAAGCATTAGACATAACCACTATATCACCTATACGAACACCGTGGTCTGCACCAACAGAGTTACCGTCCATGTCGTTTATAATAGTGTATACATTATTAGAGTCTTTATACGTAACCGTATAAGCCAAATGTAATCTACCTTGTTCAGACCAAATTACTCTATCTGATGCAGAAGCTTCTTCAGCGCCTACTTGAGCTAAAAATCCTGCTATTGTTCTTTTACCATAAACCTCAGCTTCTTTTGCCATAAGGTCCGGTAAATATTGTTGAGCCCATCCTTCCGTAGCCGCAGACGTAAAGTCTACGTAGTTGGATGCCAACGTTTGTTTTCTTGGAGCAGCATCTATACCGCTCGCACTTGTAATTGCCATAATTAATTTTTTTTAAATTGTTATTTTTTAAATTTGTTATTTTTAAACTTAAAATCAGAAGAATCTTGGCCTAACACTTTAAACTTTAAACCTCCGGTTTCAATTTTCCCATGACTTTGTCTTGGGTTCATATCAACGTTTTTAGATTTAGCAATGCTATTTTTCATAGCATCCGCTTTACCTTGTTCATAAAAGTGACTAGCGACAGCATCGGGATTCATAGCTGTATATAGAGATTTGTGGTAGCCCTTGGCATCTGACATTTCATTATTTTTGTTCAAAAACTTTTTGACAAAATTATTGATGTCGCTTTGGTTATTCTTAACCTCCCCAGCGTTATTGACATTAAACCTATACTTCTTATCCCCGACGTTGTATTCAAAACCTTTGAATTTGTCGTTAAAAACTTGTTCAGTTTTATTTAAGAAAGTAGATTTTTGTGCCTCTGCTATCTTTTGAGTCTCTCCTGACTCCTTATTGTACCTATCAAAGAAATTAACTGCTTTTTGTTGCTCGTCAGTGAGTTTCGATCCAGCTTTAATCTCTTGATAGTATTTAGACTTTTGCCCGTCTAGGTGGCTTTTAGCGCTGGCAACTTGCTCTTTAAGCGCTAATTTTTTTCTACGTATATCTCTATCGTCGTCTACATCTTCGTCGAATGAGAATGTATCTTCCATTAGGAAGTTAATTTCTTCATTGTTTAAATGAGGTTTTGTTTGCTTATAGAACTCGTGTAGTAGATCATCATTATCCATTTCGCTGTAATCTTGATTAAGCTTAACATAATCATTTATATCCCCACCAGTCTCCTCTATGAAGTCGACTAGCTTTTGAATATTTTCTGGTAAAGGTTTTCCAGTAGCTTCAGCTTCCGCCATAGCTTCTTCAACTTGCTCTTCAACCTCAACAACTTCCTCATCAGTAATTTCTTCTAATACTGGAGTTTCTTGTGCTTGAACTTCCTCGTGTACTTCTTCTTGTTCTTGTGTGGTGTCGGCATTTTCAACGCCATCAACCACTCCGCTGTCGTCAGCGTTACTTTCTTTAACTTCATCTTCTTTTGGTGTTGGGGGTTTACTTAAATCCACTTTTATAACGCTATCGTCTGCAGCGGATTCAAATTTAGTTTCATCAACCTGTACGGTTGTTTCTTGTGTAATCTCTTCGACTACGTTTTCATTTTCTTCTTCCATAATATAATATAATAATAATTAATAATTCTAACTAGGATCAAATCTACCCAAACCGAAGTTACCACCTAGTATATCATTACCTGATGACTCAAAGTTTTTAGCTGGTTTGTTGTTTTGTTTTTGATCTATAAGTTCACTTTGTTGTGAAGCCTGCATTTTTGTTCTACTATCTTTACGATCTTCTTTTACCGTATCCTTCATGTCAACTTCTTTCATATTCATCTGCTGAAGCTGTTGGTTAATCTCAAACTCAAATTGCATTAACTTCATTTTATGCTGAACTTCTAAATCCATTTGCTCTGTTTTTAACCCAGCTTTTATTTGTTCTAATTGAGCTTGGCTTTGAGATATTGCTTGATTTTTCTGAACCTCACTTTGAGCAGCCGCTTGTTGAGCTTGTTGATTAGCCTGTGATTGTACTTGTATGTTTTCTTGTTGCAGCTTTTGGTCGCGCTCCATTTTCTTTTTCCTTCTAATCTTTAACACTTGATTAGCGAGTTTTACATTTCTAATTTCTCTAACATCAATAGCATCTTCTAAATCTATTATCTTTTGTTGAAGCGCCATTTGTATATTATTTTCAAGTAAAGCTTTCTCCTCTTCATCTGGTAACAACTCCAAGAATATACCGAAATCATATAAGTGTAACTCCGACATCTCATCTAACGTCGCTAGATTATGTCCACCAATAGCCTGCATGAACGCGTTTTTAGAAGGAGAATACTCTAGTATATCAGATATTCTAAGAGACAAGCACTCACAAGTTTCAGCCGTCAAGAACAAACCAGCTTGTAACATATGTCTAGTGGCCGTATTTGAATTTGCAGCCGCTAATTTCTGAACACCAACCAAAGCATTTTTATCTGGCATACTACCGTCTCTAGCCTCGTTAAGTCCAGTCACATCTCTTATCATCTGTAGATAATAATTGTATGTAGCGATTAAAGATTGCATTTTGTTTCCACCAGATCCAGATTGTATTTCTTGAATAGGTATTTTACCAGGATTTTGATCACCTTCACTCGTAAAACTTCTACCAATAACAGATCCTGTTTGGAAGAACATGTTTAAAGCTTCTTGTGGACTGTAGTTTGTTCCATTTCCCAAATCGATTTCAGCTAGACCATCAGCATCAAGATAAACTCCATCTGGAACCATTCTTGACATAACTTGCTGTAACTTTAAATGTGTCAACTGAATCATATCTGCAAATCCAGTAATTTTTTTAACAAGTGAGTCAATCTTTCCATTATACATCCTAGGTGCAACAATAGAATAATTCATCTTAACCTTAGTATAATCGCTTTTAGGCCTCATCATGTTTTTAGCCATCTCCCACTTAAGTAACTTATCTGTACCTAAAATCATGGCACCATCGTAAAGGCACTCTATAGATCTCTGTAGCTTAGAGTAGTTGAAGTCCACGTTTTCAGGTGGGTTAAATGAGTCGTCTTTTTCTATAACCTTCATAGAACCACTACCAGTCTCCTTAACTTTGTAAACCTCATTCATATAGGTTTTGTAGTTGAAATATACAACTTGGATGGTATTAGTGTCTTCTTGGTGCTGAGAGTTATTATTCGATCTATTAGTAGACTTGTTCTTCATTATGTCCTCTAGATCTTCCTCTGTTAAGTGGGGAAACTGCTTTGCTAACTCGTTAACCGGGATAGTCTTTACCTCACCAACGTAGTATATATCATCGAAATAAGGGGAATCTGTATAAGAGTATACTAGATTTGCTGGGTCAACATAATCAATCACAACTCCCTCAGAAGTGTTAAAGCTAGTTTTAGTAGCTCCAATACCTATGACGGTAAGATCGTGGTAAAATCTTTTCTTTATTAACTCAAATTTATTACCATCTAACAAGGTATTTATAGCTTGTTCTTCGGCGATCTCTACAGCTTGTTTGTAAGACAACTGCATGTGCAACGCTAATTCTTCTTCGGAATCAGGTAGCGTCTCTTCGTTATGCTCTGATATCTGTATTCCAAAAGCATCCTCTGTAAAAGCATTTAAGTCCTTTGTTCGCATATCAGCTAATATAGAATCCATGTATGCTGTTCTTTTGCTTACACCATAAGGATCTTGAGAATATGCTTTTATATCGTACATTCTCTCGCTCATACCGTTGACTACAATGTCAACAAACTTTGAAATTATAGGGACTGGCGTCCAATCTAAATTAAGATAGGACAAATCACCGTTTATCGACAACTCATCCTTATACTTTTGAATAGACTGCTCGCCTCGAGCGTACAATCTTAAATTATGAAAATCGTTTTGATTAGATCTATATCTACTAGAACTCCTATCGTTATTAAACCATTCTTGCTCTATAGCTTTACCAACTTTTAAACCATACTCGTAACTTAGCTTTTCAGCGTCACTCACGGTTTGACTTGGGAAATAACTTTTAATGCCAGACTCTGCCATATTTATTACTTGATTATTTGTGAATTGTTTCCAGTGTTCGTGTACCTAGAAACACTTATGTTTAATTTGGGTTTTTCAACCTTTGCGTTTGGTGCGTATAAATGTCTGTTGTTAGCCATAATCGCTAATCCAGAACTTATTGATGCATCGTGCTTTGTTCTTTTGTTTATATCGAACTTCGTCCAATCATTCAGGAGTTCATTAAAATAACAATCTCCGTGAGTTCCATCTTGTTTAATACCTACGTGACCCTGTATATACATTTCAATCGCAGCGGCATGTGCTTGTTTTATATCTTCACTTGAATTGGGTATCCCACCAACCTCTTTTTCTGCTACAGATAATTTGTTCCAAATTTTATCAGGTCTGTTCATGCTAAACCCTCTATATCCTCTTCGTCTTAGATAGTACAGTAGACGTGGTTTGTTGTTCTCCGCTAATATTGGCATTCCATAAAAAACTAAAGCCATTAGAACGTCTTCAAAGAACATCTCAGCTGTTGGGGGTCTTGATAGGTATTCTAAAAAAAAGCTGTTCGCTGGAGCCTCTTCCATTGAGAATCTAGTTAAACCGTGCAGAGCTCCTTTTGATCCAATTCCATCTACTGTCCCTGATATATCGTAACTATCACAACCAAAAGCTCCCATGTGTTCGTTTCCTGGGTGTTTAACGCCATTCTTCAGTACAACTCTATTTTGTAACTCTTGAGGTGGAACCCAGCTTACTTTGAATCTGCCTTTTGGATCTGGATAAAATATAACTTGGGAATCTTTGATCCCATTAACCCATTGAAAATTCCCTTGAGTAATTCCTAGAGTATTTTTCATCTCTTCGTTATAATCGATCTGCTCGTATAGTTTAACTAAGTTAAATATACTTCCCTTAGTCTCGTCTCTAAACGCATGCTCTGTTGTTCTTGGGAACTGACGGTAGAATTCATTTAATCCATCTGAATCGTCTTTTAAACCATCAACCTCATTTTGCCAGTTATCTATTACACCTACATCTATTAATTCACCGTTTGGGTCGAATCGATCGATATCAGGAGTAGTAAAGACTGGAACTCCGTACTCGTCAATAAACCCTTCGTAGTTCCACTCCATTGGGATAAAAAGAGAGTATAAGCCAGACTTTGTCTGACCATTTCTATTTCGCTTCGTGACATCTGATGAGTTGTATAATTTCTTAAAGTTCTCCCCTCCTTTATCTAAAGCATTTGACGTTGATCCCATCATACACTTACCGATAATCCTCGATCCTAATCTTAAACAAGTTTTTGTAACTCTCCAGTTATTTAATATATTATCTGGTCTTTCCCATTTACCACTTTCATCATGTACTAGTAGAGCTAATTTTTCACCATCATAACTATTGTCTCCAGTATTCTTCCAGTCAATTGTTGTATCTAATCCTTGTATGTCCTCCAGCTTTTCATTAGCCGTAATCTTTTTTCTCGTAAACTTACTAGCAGGTACACGGTAAGCAAGCTCGGACTTTGGGCGATCCATACCATCTTGGACAGGTTTGAAAAAGAATGGGTAGTTAATTGATATAGGGACAACTTTGTCGGTAAACATTTTTTTAGCATCTGCTCCTGATTTAGATAGTATTCCATATCTACTATCACTCGCGAGAGTGGCTAAATTAACGGTTTCCGCTGAAGACATAAAAGAAAATCCAGATCTTCTATTCTTAAGGTAGCACATCCCATAACATCTTTTATCTGCTTTACAAGCTTCCCAAAATATAAAGAACAATCTATTTGCTTCTCTAAAGTCTGGTGCTCCAACGTCAATCTTACTCCATTGTAAGTACATGTATTGAGTACCTGTTATCCAAACCGGTTTACCATCATTTGTAAACCAAAATCCTTCCTCTCTTCTTCTAAACTCTTCGTCTATATAATCGTGCCACTGGTCCTTTTGATCCTCTGGATAAGCACGCCAATCAAAGATGTTCTTTAAGCGCTCTAATTCCTTCGGTTGAGTAAACTTAACCCATTTATCTTTCGGGTCCTTATACACGTCCTTAGGTACCTTAGGTAGAGCGATAACTAGGTTTTGTATCTCTATGATTTCTCCTATTTGACCGTTGTGAGATAGTATTATTATGTCATGCTCTTTGTCATAACCATACTTCCACTTCTTACCTTTATTCATCCTATGAATAGTGGTAGTTTTTATCGGTTCAACCGTTTTAACTAATGTTTGTTCGTAGATCATTTAGATCTACCTTCAGCGAATCCTTTAAAGGTTTTATCCTTAACGTCTTCTATTACTTTTCCTTCTAAAAGGTTCTCCTCCTCCTCAATCCTAGTAAGTATTTCAAAAGCATCAAAAATAGCTAGTTTTTTAGAGGCAGCTGCATTCTTTAACTTATCAGCTGTCAAATCATCTTCCGAGTCAGTGACTATAGCTTCTTTCGCTACTTTAATTAACTCCTCCACTGCTTTGTGCCCAGCTAGGATTATACTCCTCTTCGTCTCCTTGATGTTCATATTTGATTGTAATAAAATTAGATAAAACTCGATATAGTCTCTCGCCATCAACGATAAACTCGTATTCACTACTTGGACGAAAACCGACTAAGTCGTTTTTCTCAACTGTACCGTCGGAATACTTAACGATACCTTGTAATGGTTTTTCAGATTCAATATTAAATTGATCTATAGCTTTTAATGGAGCTACAAAGCAATATCCCTTGGGACAAATCCATTTGTCATCTCTTTTGTATAAAAAGATCTGATCTTTCCCTATGAAGTAAGTTGATTCATTAAAATAGCTTCTACTATTCTTTTCTACCCCCTTTACGTTATGCCATCGTCTAAAGACGTTATGGTGTACTAAAACCGTATCACCAGCTTTAATTTCCGCGTGACCAACAATCGGGGTAGATACTACGACAGCTTCTCTGTTAACATACTCATGATTAAAAATCTCGGTATTTAAGATTAGCTCTCCACCATCTAGTTTCTTGGTGTTATTGTATCTCTCTCCTTTTGGTGTCACGACAAAGTCGTAAACACTTTTCATTAGTATTCGAGGTTATATTCGACTGACACTGCCATATTCTTATTGAAGTCCTTCCACGGTAGTACGTCATTCTTTTTTTTAATGTAGATAGAGAATTTTGATTCTTCTTCTACTATATCGCAGATAGTGTGTCCACCATACACTTCTTGCCCCACGGCATAGTGCATAGCGTCACTCTTATAATCCTTGCCGATACTTATCTTACGAATTAACTTCGCCATTTTCTGGGTAGTTTATTGTTCCGTTTTTGATATCAATATCAATCGTACCATATTGTTTTGCTAACTCATCTTGTAAGACTTCAAGCTCACCTCTAAGTAAAGTTACTCCATGCATATTCTCGTGCTTTTGTAACTCCATAGCTCCAACTTCTAGTTGACCTCTATTTATACTATTAATAAGTTTTTGAACGTTCTCCAACTGCTCTGCAGTTATTTTCTCAGGCTTAATACCTTTAAGTTCTTTAATCTTTGCGTTTGTTCCTTTTGTTTTTGTTGTCATAATTTAATTTAATTTAATTTAATTGTTATACTACGTATTTATCGAAAATTGATAAATCTTCTGTGGTCCAAAAGTCTTTGGCCAGCATTATTTTAAGATGTTCTACATTGCGCTCGACTACTCCATCTTCATCTGTAATACCTTCCATTGAATCGATTAAGGTAGCGCTATCTAACATTGCTGAATAGTGTTGTGCTATTTGTTCTTCTTGTGTCATTCTTATTGTTTTTATAATTGTTATTTTAATTCTGACTTAAGATGGTATATCTTCTTCAACCCAATCGGTTCCAGCTAAAATAGTTAGTATCTCACCGTGGTTATACACTGTCTTACCACTTAAAAAACTTGGAGTGTCGCCTTCGAATTTTACAAAAGTTTGTGAATCGTCAAGCGAATACCTTAAGGTGCTTTCAGATGTTTCGTTTACTTGTGAGAAATCAACCGAGCCAACCTCTGAAGCATTTATTATTACGTATCTTCTATTTTTGTATGACATTTTTATTGATTTTTATTTTAAGACGGTACGTCTGCTACTATATCTCCTGCATCCATATTTGTCATCGTTCCATTAAGACCACCCTCACCGTCCACTATAGTAGGGTGTGTGTCCCCATCCCCCATTCTCCACCAATGTTGTAGTGTCCCACTACTAGTATAACCACCCCCATCAACATCTAGGTCGATAGGTACTCCACTATTATATACTGTGGATGCCTCCGAAGCAGTCAGCACGTTGGTCCAAAAAGATATCTCATCTAAATTACCACCTAAATAATAACCACCCCAAACCGCTGAGTGAGCCACGCTCAGAGCAATTGTGCTGGCGGTATAAGTGTTAGGTGTGCCTGGACCGGCTTTCACAAGATCTGAACTTCCATCTATATAAAGGGTCACTGTACTTGCTGTTCCACTACCTCCTTCACAAGTAACTAATAAATGATGCCAAGCGCCATCATTAATTATGGTAGCACTATTTAATGTCCCTGAGATCATAGGGTGTTGTACTCGTATCTTTCCACCAGTGAGGTATAAGTACCATGCAGCGTCTTTTTGTAGTATTATTTTCCCACCAGTTGTAGTTGTCTTTATCCACACAGAATAACTACCAACATCAAATGTGACATTCCCCATAAGAAGTTTGTCATTAGCCCCGTCAAATATAACTGAGTAATTGTTGACAATTTCGGATGCGAGAGATGCCCCAGATGTATTAGTGACCTTGCTTATATTCGCCTTTGCTCTACCGCAAACCTTAGCTATATTAGCGCTAGTTACTGAATTTATTTTTGCGTATGCCATATTTATATTATGCTAGTTCTATATAAGTACTGTCTGGATTGAACCATATTTCTCCTTGAGTTGCGTGATTAACTTGATACCCTATAACACGGACTATATCAGCGGTACCTGCTGGAGCCGTTGCGGTGGCATCGCCGTTTGATGCGGCAGATAAATATAATACATCTCCAATAGCACCTGGATCGTGATCAAGTGTTACCATACCTCTTAATAACATTCCGTTAGTATCTGAAGCGGCTCCTAAAGCCACTCCTAGTAAACCATCACAAGTTGCGACTGCATTTGCATTTGTTGCCTCCCAAGTTCCATCTGATTTGTAATGATATATTGTACCAATAGTCATTGACGTTGTACCACCGAAGTAAACTACATCTCCATCACTAGCCCCGACAGTACTACCTGATAATTTTATTTTTCTACTATCAACAGTGAGTTCTCCGTTTATAGTTAATTCACTTGATAAAAAATTACCGTGTATTAATGGAGTTGCTGTATCTGTATTTGCTATGTAAAGTGAATTAGCCACGGAATTTCCATATCCCGCTTTGTAACCTAAAAATACACAAGCGTCTCCTGAAGAATTCTCGCCGGCACTCTCCCCTATAGCAACACTCAATTGCCCTGCTGTATTACCCTTTAATGCTCGAGCTCCTATAGCGACAGCTGAATTACAACTATTATTACCTTGTAATGCCCAAGTTCCTATCGATACGTTATAATTATTACTTGCTCTTGCATTATTAGCGCTTTTTCCTATTGCAATATTCCCAAAACCACCTTGATTGGCTGAAAGAGTTTCAAATCCTACCCCTATATTAGCTGACCCAGTTGTTGTGGCAAGAAGAGAACTCGCTCCTATTCCCACGTTATCTTGGGCCGTGGTATTAGCCCTCATAGCCCAATAACCACTAGCCACGTTATTAATCCCAGTTGTATTGGAGAGTAGCGCTTCATGTCCAAAAGCAGCATTTCGATTATCTGATAAATCATCATTTAATCCTGCATCTTCCCCAAAGAAAGTAGAATTACCTAACCCCGTTTGCGATACTCTACCTGCGAATGTAGCTAAGTTGTCGCTATTTAATGTTAAAGCCACGGATTCTGAAGCATCTCCGTCTGTAGTATAAAATTGTAGTGAAGCCCCATTCTCGGTTCCTGACCATCCCGCATCTGTTATTGCTTGTATTCTAGCACCAACAGTTGAAGCCGATGCACTCTCAGTTCCTTTAAATTCTATAACCCCAAGCCTACTACCGCTTTGCATAGCCGCTCCATCATCCCCTGCTAGAACTAATTTACCTCCTTGAGTTGCACTATCTGCTGTTGTATTTGTTATAAATGCTTTCCCCCAACCCTTCGCTGCGGTTCCTAAACCACCCTCGCCTTTGGCTCTAGGTACTATATTTGGTGTTGCCATATTTTCTTTTTATTTTTTTGTTAAACGTCTAATGGACGTATGTCTGTTCCATCTAAATCCCAGTAACCCTCAGCTCCATGAGTTGTCGTGTCTTGGGGTATGTAATCAGTACCAGATAAATCCCATGTATCATGGAAGTCACTAACCGAGCCTGTTGATGCCGGTCTTAACTCACCGGCGACTACACTTTCCCACATGTGATCCTCTGCAAATATGACAATGCGATTACTCCCGTAACCAGCACCACCTATCATCATCCCTAAACCTAGAGCTGCCATTATCTACCGAAGTAACAAATTATACCATCAGTATCAGCGGTAGCACCAGTAGTAGTCACTGTAGACCATCTACCGAATAGAGTGATTCCTTTTGGGAAAACAGTTGTACTAGATATAGGTTCTGAATTACCACCATTTAAAGCTACTTGCGTAACGGTACCCATATAAGCCGCATCAGCAACCACCTCAGGTGTTAGCGTAGCAATACTAGTATCTGCAAGCATTTGGATTGCTACAATAACCATTCCAGCTGGTGGAGTAAATGCCCCATTGTCATCTACGAACCCGCTACCTAGTTGTCCAAAGCCATAAGAGACTTCTGTTGAATTTATTCCCATTGTTTTATTTTTTTACTTTTTCTAATGATCTACCGCCGAAATAGGCTCCAATCACGGTTATTAATACTAATTGTAATAAATCTACCCATGAAGCTTTAACCTCAAAAGCGATTACACCAGCATCGATAAAAACTAACAGTATCGTAGATACTACTAGGAATATTAAAACTAGTGGTCTTATATTTTTACTAAGCCACGAATCGGATTGCATATCCATCTTCCAACGCTCAGTTACTTGTTTTTGCATTTCCGCTTCATAACCCATTACTAGGTCTTTGATTTTGGCTTCAGCAGCAAGTTTCTCTTCCTTCGATGTAGTTAGGTTATCTAAAACTCCACCTACACTCTCAACGAGTTTAGCCGCGCCACCGGAAAGTATATTAGTTAATATACTCATTTTCCCTGAGCATCTTCTATGCGTTCCTGCTTATTAGCATCGTAACTTCGTTTTTTGTTTTGAGCCTTCTTTTTATCTAAAGAAATCTTAGTATCTTTATGTAAGTTAGATATGTTAAAATCCCCTTTATTTTCCATGTCAGCACTCGTGAATTCATCACTAGTATTAAACTTTCTATTAACCGCTTTTGTTGTTGTGTTAGGTTTCTTTACTAACATGTTCTTATCTTTAGATTTGAATCCTCCAAACCCCTTCATTTTAAATGGTGTTTTCATAATTTATTTAATCGTTTCCGTTATTTGCGTCATTTTCCCAAGGAAAACCAGTGTCTCCAGCCTCCTTCCATTGTCCATCTACTAATATAGAGTCTATTCCATTTATATCAGTTCTTTCAAATCTCTCTCCATTATATGTAATATGGTCATCATCGTAAGTTAACTTACCAAGCTTCATATCTGTGGCGTGTCTCATTTCATGATTCACAGTTTGCCTGTACTCAAAGCTATTAGGGTTAAGCTTGTCGCTCACATATATACTCCCGTCCATATTAGCCTCGCCTAAGATGCCGTCACCAAGTGGTTTAACTATAATAGGTGTTCCAGGAATAGTAGTTTCCTCGTTGCGAATAAAGCTAAGTTTAGATTTAATTTCTCCGTTACTTGCTTGTAAACCTCTTTCTTTCCCTAGTTTAAAAGCCATTACTTCTTTTTATTTTTCTTACCAGTTTTCTTCTTAACAGTTCCAATTGCACTATAGTTAAACCTCTCGTTCCATGGCACGTTAGCGAGCTTACCGTTGACCATCACACTAGCTGTTCTAGCGATTTTCTTGGCTTTAGGTTTTGTTGTAGGTATAATCGGTTCTTCCTCTATCTCACTTTCTTTTTTCTTAGGAGCCGTGTAATATTTGCTTGGATCTACAGATGCGAATGCGTTATCTGCATTTGCACTTGTTTTAGAATTACCTAAAGACCTACCCATAGCCATGAATCTACCGAGAATACTTTCTTTCCCTGCACGAAACGGAGTTTTTTTAGAGAATCCTTGAGCGAATGAATTTCCTTTCTTAAAGTTTGGCATAATTATCTGTCTTTGTCTTTTATCATATCATCTATAGATTTATTGAAAACCTTATCAGTATATGTTGTATTTTTATAGAAAACACTTCTTTCTGAAGTAGGTAAATCTTCTTCACCCAGTAGAACTCTATATATCCTACTTATTACTTGTGAGCATTTAAATGATGTCTTAAATACAGAATACTTTATAGTAGTTCTGTTCCTGTGTCTCCACGTTTCAATCCATCCTGCTTTCTTAAGTTTCACCCAACGATTGTTGTCCCAACTCATTGTGTAGGTACCATCCTTAAAACCTTGCCGTGTAAATCTTCCTTTACAATCTAAATAAATTAATAGTTCTAAATCTGCATCTGTTAACCCGTAAGTCTTACAAGCCCACTTTCTAGTGAGCCTGTAATACTTCAGGATATTCATATCACGCAGATCCTGCGCGGTTAGTCTCATTCAGACTATGCGGCAGCTACATCAGCAGTAACACTAGTGATACCAGTAATACCAGCCACTAAGTATGAAGATGCTTGGTCGTCAGCAACCACCACTAATTTTCCGTGATTAAATTTAGACATTGGAGATAAAGCTTGCATTAAAAGCTTAGCTACAGCATCTGATGCTCCATCAGCACAAGCTAATACTACGTTATGCAATACACTACCTTGTCCAAAATATAGAGTTACTATATCGTTTCCAGCTATGCAAGCTGAGAATGTTTCTAATGGAAAAGCGCCTGTAGCTTCATTTCCATTATCGAAATACAAAATTGGTCCGTTCATTTTTTCTTTTTTTTGTTAATTAATTAATTGTGTTTGTTTGTTTCTAAGTTTAAGGCTTAGGGTTTGTGGTTTGGGTTAATCTATATCTAATATCACACGTAAAGGTGATATAATAAGTTATTCTACTAAGACAACGTCTCTTGACTGTATAACTTGGTATAAATCATCTTTCCAAGATATAGCGTGTCCAGCGTGTTTGTCATAGAATATAGTATCTCCATCTTTTAATCCTTCGACTAGATTTCCAGTGGATATTATCTTTGCTTTAATGTATCTGTTATCTACATCAGTATCATCAGTCATTATAAGACCGGCAACCGTTTTAGGTTCTGTTTTTATCTTATCGACTATTACATAGTTATTTATCGCTTGCATTATTGTCTCATGTTTGAAATTACACAATCAGCAGAGATGATAGTAAGAACTACACTCACGGCATTTTTTAACGCGGACTTGGTCACAAGTACCGGATCTATTATCCCAGCATCGATCATCTTAACTCTCTCACCAGTTATACAGTCAACACCATAACCCTCGTGATCCTCCGTACCTTCCATGATATGTATACCAGCATTGTGAAGAACCGTGTGGAAAGGAGCTTGAATAGCTTTCATTAGTATCTTTTCACCAACCGCTTTAGCGGAGATTTTGTTAGATGCATTTAACAGTGCCACTCCACCACCTGGGACGATACCTTCTTTCAAAGCTGCTTTTGTAGCGTAGATAGCGTCTTCTATTCGATCTTTCTTTTCTTTGAGCTCTATCTTTGAATCAGCACCTACTTTAACCATACCAACAGATCCTGACAGCATAGCTAGTCTCTGTCTGTGTTTCTTTTGGATAAACGGGTTCTTATCCCATTCTTCAATAGTTTTCTTAATACTAGCTATTCTCTCTTCCATCTGTTCTTCTGGAGTCTCTATAGTAAGTACTGTGTTTCTGTCATCAGTGATAGCTGTATAAGCTTCACCTAAGCAATCTATATTTATAAGATCTAAATCATCGCCTAACTGTTCGTCAATAACCTTAGCACCCACTAGAAATGCTAGGTCAGCAACGGTGTCGTCTTTAGTAGGACCAAAGCCTGGTAAGTCGATTATATTAACCTTAATGTTACCCTTGACCTTATTCATAAGAAGAGCAGCCTTAACTTGTTGTCCGACTGGGGCAACGATAAGTAATGGTCGCTTAGTCTTTATAACATGCTCGAGTACTGTTTGTATTTTTCTTACGTTAGGAATTTCTGAAGATACTATTAATACTAATGGGTTGTCAAGCTCAGCTATCTGCTTGTCCTTATCAGTAACGAAATGTGGTGATGTAAGTCCTGAATCTATCTGAACTCCGTCGACGATCTCGACATATGTTTCTTCAGTTGGGGACTCTTCCATTAATACCACACCATCTTTACCTACTTTAGTATAAGCTTCCGCTATAATCTTTCCAAGCTCTTCGTCATTGTTACAACTAATAGAACTTACAGATTTCAGCATATCGCCTTCGATCTTGACAGAAACTTTATCTAGGTAATCATTCACCTTCTTAAGACCGGATCTGACTCCGTCTTTGACTTCTCTCATTGATGCTGTAACATCTTTGTGAGTAATTTCTTTTAACAGCGCCTCAGCAAGGACGGTAGCCGTTGTGGTACCATCACCTGCTTCTCTCACTGTGTTTCTGGCAGCTTCTTTAATAAGGGTTGCACCCATATTTTCAACCGGGTCAAATAAGACTACAGATTCTGCTACTGTAACGCCGTCTTTTGTTATAACCGGTAAACCTCGAGCATCTTCATAAATTACGCATTTACCTGACGCGCCTAAAGTTGATTTCACTGCCTTAGCTAGCTTTTCCACGCCAGCAATTATTTTTGAATTAGCGTCGTTGCCAAAACTTACGTCTTTGACAATCTCGCTTGGACTTGTATATTCCATGTATTTAATTAAATTTGATTAAAGTGTACTTATTTAATGAACCCTACGTATAACCCGGCAAAAGCAAGGTAATAAAGACAGCACGTTACTATTACTCCAGTCCATATAAACGCTATCCATCCTATTTTTTCAAGCAGTTTCATTATTCGAATGTCTTAACGACTTTTGGGCCTTTCGTAGCCTCTAATTTACTTGCGAAGTGAGTTATGCTACCATCTATAGCTGATTCTGCTCCTTCCATTGTCTCTCTACGCGTGACATCGTGCCATTGGGTCAAATCCTCTGGATTTAGACACTCTGTTTGGTAAAATCCGTTCGGTAATTGGGTGATCCTCCAGTTCTTCTTCTCTGATAGGTGTTGCCATTGGTTAATAGTTTTTTCATTCGGTTTAACGGTGCCAGTTGAACTGGTCTTATAGTACAAATAAGTCATTGTTATTGGTTTTAGGTTATTGACTTGGTATTAGGGTGTATCCCTATATATTACTCATTCTTGGTTCCATTACCGAAATTACCTCGGTTATTCTTTATAGATACTCTTTTAATACTAGATCCATTGTGGTGTAGATCCGAATCAGGTCTTTGCCCTATTGCTTGATTCTGTTTTTTCTTAAGCCTTCTAGCTGGAGTCTTAGCAAATGCAAGGTCTCTAACAGCTTTAGCTTCTGCTGCCTTTGGTGATAACTTCTGCTTAAGTTTAAATGGTGTCCCTTTCATACATAGTATGATTACATGCTTATGTAGTGATTTACACACATTGGATAAAAGTGTGACACTAGCCTGCTACTCTAATACTTAACTACCTAATGTCACAGTATTCGATAATGCATATTTTCGTAAAAAAAATATTATAAATATTGGAGGGTTGTGCTGCCCCCTCTCTCTACCACCCCGCCCCCTCTATCAAAAACGAAATAATTCACCCCACCCCCACCTTCATCATAATCGCCCCCATACATCGTTATCCCTACCCCCACCCCCACCTCCTGGGTGTATACATATCATTCTAA